TCATAGATGCATCAAGACAGATACAAAATGCTACCTTAAAATCAGGAACAACTGGTGCAAGATTTGAAGTAAATGCATGGCACTATGACACCAATAATGATGCACGTTTCTATTTTGAAGCCAATGGTCGTACATATTATAGATCTGATACTGGACACAACTTTAGAGCAAATGGAGATGTAACAAGGCTAAATATTAGCTCTACAGGAGCAATAAACATAGGCGGTAGCGACACGCCAGTTACAGGAACAGCAGTTTTAGCGGTAGCAAATACAGTGGTGTTAGATAGCTCTCGCCGTCTTACCAATATTGAGTCTTTGGCTATTGGTACAACTACAGCAACTTCAGGTTATGGATTAGAAGTGCGAAATATTAATGAGGCGGCGATTTTAATTAGAGCGGATACAGACAATGTTGGCGAAGATGGAAACGCTATAATCAAATATTCTCAAGATGGTGCTTTGGTTGAATCAACAACAGGCTTAACCGCAAATAATGAATTTGCTTTTAATAATTTTTATGGCGCGAGTCCTTGGCTGTTTCAAATTGCTGGTAATACAAAAGTTACAATTGCACACACTGGTGCAATAACAGGTGCTTCTTTTATTAAAAGTGGCGGAACTGATGCACAGTTCCTAAAAGCAGATGGTAGCGTTCAATCAAGTTCGGCTAGTTCACCACAGGGAACAACATCTCCGTTTGATGCAACGAATAATACTCTAACCTTCTTGCTCAATGTTGCTCATAATGATGGACTGGTTACAGGATCACAAACTGGCGTTTTAGATTTAAGCACTGGCGAGCTTGAGATTAACTCTCAGGGCGAGATTAATATTAAAGCAAGCTCTATTGAAGCCGATAAAATTGCTTCTAATACTATCACTGGAACGCAGATCAATACTGATTTATTAAATGTTAAAAGTTTTGATAATGTAAGCTCAACCATTAAGAGTCATGTAACGGCCGGCACAAAGTTTCCTCTAGCAAGAGAGGGTCAAGCATACGTTCAAAGATCCGGCACTTATACAGGATCTAATGCTTCGTTTCTAGGCATAACAATCACCCAGGTTAGAGACAATGCGGGTTACGTTGCTATTTTCTCAGGTGTTCTTGGTAATGTTAGTGGTGGAAGAGTTCAATATTCATTAAATAATTCAACCTGGATAAATGCTAACGGTAATACAAATATCTATTGGAACGCCGGAACATATAGAGGCTATACCTACGTTTATACCGGGCAAATAACAACATTGAGTGCCTCGCAATCTACGGTTTATTGGAGAGTTTATTTTTCCGGATCTTACAACCATACACAACTGTCACTTAATGTAATGATGGACAACACTAGATAAAATGAACACTTTTACAATATACAATATAGAAACAGGCGAGATTTTATACTCTACAACTACAGAGGCTACAATTGACGAGCTAGGCATCCAGGATGGCGAGGCAATTCTTGAAGGGTGCTACCAAACAAATGAGCACAAAGTTATAAATGGCAAAGCTGTTGCATTAGATTTAGATTTTTGGGATATGGTTCGTAGTGAGAGAGATCTTCTTTTATATGCTTGCGACTGGACTCAATTAGCAGATGTAGTCTTGACTGCAAAGCAGAAAAAAGCCTGGTCAAAATACAGACAGGATTTAAGAGATCTTCCAAAGAACCAATCAGGCAAAACAACATATGAGGACATAGACTTTCCGCCCTCCCCTTAATTTAAGTTACATTGTTGGAATTATAGGGCTTTAATTATTATTATATATAAAACACAAAAGGTACTAATGAAATGACTATAGAAGTAAAAAAAAGCATACAAAGAGTTGAAGTTTACCCTGGAACTACAGATGCAGAAGGTAATAATTTAGATCCTACACTAATGGTAGTTTTAACCATTGAAACAGATGATCCGGACGACAGCGACTTGCCTGTTACAGCTACCGACGTGAAACATTTTCAAAACGGAGACGATATTAGTTCAATGCCACAACTAGTATTAGATATAGCAAGTGGTATATGGAGTAACACAAACGATGAGTAAAAACGAAAAAGACGCAAGAATTGAAGACCTAGAGGAGCAAGTTGCAAAGCTTGAAAAATTAGCTAATCACTATATGAGCAAAGCAAATCAAATGGAGAATCAATTAGTTTTGTCGCAAGAGCAAGAGCCTTTAAATGAAGCTCCTGAAAATGCCTAGACAAACAATAGCGGAGGTAAGTGCGACACTTAAGGAGCACTTAGCCCGTTGTGAAGAACAAAACAAAACTCTATTCAACACCATTGAAGAGTTAAAGGAAGATATAGACAACATTAATCGCAAGTTAGACTCAATGTTTATTGGTGTTACCGGGTTCCTGGCTACAACAATAATAGCTCTATGTGTAACAATATTGCAGATTATCTAAATGTTAAGCGTTCTAAAAATCCTAGGATCCTGGGGTACTACCTGGCTAAATAACAAAGTACAACTAAGCCAAACAAAAGCCCAGGTACAACAAGAAATTTTATTAAAACAAGCTCAGTCTAACTCAGATTGGGAAAAGGTCATGGCTCACAATATGGGTTCTTCCTGGAAGGACGAATATATTTTGATCTTATGGTCTATTCCGATGGTGCTATGTTTTATACCAGGTCTTGTAAATTATGTTTACGATGGATTTAGAGCCCTGGAACAGACCCCGGAATGGTATCGAATTGCTTGGGGAGTTATTATTTCAGCCTCATTTGGCTATAGGACTATAAATGGACTACTTAACAAAAGATGAGCATAAGCTTTTAAGATCCTCTATACAGCGTAGCGAAGGCCTCTCACTTACAATCTACAATTGCAAAAGCAATAAAATTAGTTGTGGCTACGGCCGTAATTTAACAGACAATGGCATATCTCAAGATGAGGCCGAATACATGTTAGATAATGATATAAAAATGGCCTTAGAGGAGTGTGTAGAGCTCTACAATGATTTTTGGGACTTACCTTATAACGTTAAGCATGTGTTAATTGACATGATGTTTAACGGCGGTCGAAACATGATGCTCTCATTTAAAAAATTCAATGCTTGTCTTAAAGATGACGACTTTAAAGGCATGGCCAGGGAGCTAAAAGATTCCAGGTACTATCATCAAGTCGGCCGAAGATCTAAAGAAAATTATGATCTATTAATGGAAGCTTATAAAAGTGGCTGAAAAGTCAAAAAAGAACAAGCCATACTTAAATCAAAGAATAGGTTTGATTGGAGAGCTGTTAGTTCAAAAGGTAGCCGTGCAATATGTCGATTTTTGTTTTCGCACTTGTACCGGACACCCCGCCGACTTAATAATAGATCACCAAAACAAACTGTATCGCGTCCAGGTAAAGACAAGACATAAATCAACAACAAACGGTAAACAGCAATATTGTTTTGAATATGGATCTCGTAGCAAGGTTGAGGCACACAACACCTACCCTATAGAGATCTATGCTTTTTGTTTTATGCCTGAAGGCGACGTTGAATTTAAGGCCTATAACTCAGACTCATTTACAAACTATATAACTGAAGGAAAACATCTTAATAAAAACACGGGGGCTGAAAGCTTGCAAAATGCTTTTGCGGATCTAAATAAAACTCCTGAGATCAATATTAGTGATTATATCCAATAAATCTAATACATTAACTAAGAACTCTCATAGTTCGTTATCAATCTCCATTGTATAAAAGGACGGGGGCGTACATAACGCCCCCTACTTTTGTTAGCATCCTCCTAATGCCATTTGTGAACTTAGCCTTTATCTTTAATTATCAGTGCGACCCCATAAAGACAAAAGGCCATAAACATTAAAACTAAAATTAATTGAAAATCAATCATTTTGCTTTCGCTCATGCTGTTCGATTTTTGCACAAAATAACTTATCTTTTGTCTCTTTTGTCTTTTCTTCAAGCCAGGCCAATTGTTCCTCATACCTGGCTATTTTTTTGTTTAGGTCTTTACTCATTTTCTACTCCTGGCAATTGCCATGTCTTGGTTAAACCATTCTTTTATTATGTAAATAGACAATTGCAGATCGTTAAGATCTGTATTGTTATAAACAATATCTATATCACTAACGCCTAGTTGTTGATCTGTATGCAAATCAATTAAAGGGTCAGTTGTTTTAAACGTGAAATCACGGTCGTAATAAGTCCATACAAGGGGCTTACTTTTAGCTAATTTTTTCATGTTTAAATTCTTCAATCCATCTAAAGCATGTAACGTGAGATATAGTCTCAACATGTCTAAGCTCTATTAGTTTTTCTTGTAGTTTTCTACTGTTATTTAAGCCGTTGTTATATAGTCTTTGTGCGACTTGTTTAGCTCTTGTATTGCCGTTATATGCTTTCTTCATCATTTAGCCTTTTAAGTTGTAAGGAGTTCAGCCTGATTGTTCTCTCGGGCTTAGCTTCTTGATTAATTATTTTTTCTTTTTGTGCCTTATAAGTTCTAAAAGGCCAATTAATTTTCCAGGTGTTAGTAAAGCCGGATTCAGCATTACCCAATTGAATTTTTAAAACCTTCTCAATATCATCTATTGAGGCCTGGACGTTTTGTTTAATATTTTTTAAAGAGTTTAATTGCTCAATAATTTCGTCTGTATCTTCAGCAAGAATGCGACTCTCTATTTCTTTTTTTGCAAAAGCCGTATTACATTCAATACTGTTGTACGGGTCAGGGGGATTGTTATTTGCAAGGCGATCTTCAAAATCCAAAACTGATTCAGATAAAGTTTTTTTAAATGATGCATCTTTTCTAAATACCCAAATCCACATCATCGTCCCTTTTACAATTGCAATCATTCCCCACCGACAGTCCGGGACACATTCCATTTGTGAAAAGAGCTGTAATTTATATTGCTCCGGACATTCATTGGCACAATATTTGCCGGTTATCTTTGTTTCAATAATGCCTATACCGTCTAAAAAGAGATCCTCACCACCTGTTTTGATTATCTCGCCCTCTTCTATCGTTAGTTTTTCAGCTCTACACATGCCGTCTAAAGATACTGAAAAAGGTAAGGTGGGATGCTTATATGCAGTTGTGAAGCCTGTTCTAACATCAACGACAGGTATATATCTTGGTATTAATTCCATTATGACCGGCGTTTCAAAAGCGGTACCAATCCTAACGTGTATATTGTCGACGCCAGGGTTAGGAATACCGTTCCTGGCGTTGTAACAATAGTTGTAAACATCCAGGGGCGTTGCGAAAGCGTTAACTCCGCACCACCCCGGGAACATAGATCCTGACAAATGCTTATCGTCAGTGACCTTACCTTCGGCCGACATTACAACTGCCTCGCAAGTTCTTCCATCTCATCGCGAACAATAAATTTTTCACCGTTGGTGAACGTGAGTTGTGTTTGGCCGTCCCATTTAGTAAGATGTTTTACGTCTTTTGCATTTCTCTCCTGAGAAAGCAGTTTGCCTACTTCAAAGAATATAATCTTTTTAGGCAATCTAGTTTTATATTTTTCCTCCCAAACTGTATTCTTCGTATTAAACCTTTTATATATTATGCGAAGTTTATTATCTAAATCTCCGTCTTGATTCTTATAAAATCCCATATTATCAGCCTCCTTTAAGCTTGATTATGTTTATATATATTATTGTAAAGTGCATTAGTGTTTTACCTATTTTGCACCCTTGTAAGAAGAACCCAAGGACTCAGGTTCTGCATACATTTTCACATTGCGTGATTCTTTTGATATCTTACGTCTTGAACGCGTCAACTTATCCCATACGGGCTTTTTCATTTTATGTATTAAATACAATTCGTCAGCGAGCTCTGTAAGAATTGAGGAGGAAAGCATAATATGTTCCTCTTTGCACATTGGTAAAGTCAACCTTACACATCTCCCCTTGTTAATTTCTATTATTTGTTTAATCGGATCTAACTTGTCCACACTTTTCTCATTAATACTTTTATAAATATAATGGTGTGTTTTTTTATTGTCCATGTTTATTACCCTCAACAGTTACCGTTAATGATTGAGGGTTTTTATCCTTTTTACATTCAGCATAGCCATAAAACTTAGAGAAAAAGTCTTTAAATTTTTGATGGTAACCAGTATTTACCGTCAGATCCGGTGAATACCCAGGGTGCATGTCAGTTCTATTTTTCTTCATAAAGTTTCTAGCCTCATCGCCTAAAATTACTTCATATAACGGAGCAATCTCAAATAAAGTTTTTAATGTCCTGGAAGCGTTAACTGTCATAGTTTTTTTCAAAAGACTAGTTGGATATAAATTTAAAATTCTTTTATCGTTAGGGTTTTGACGTCTATCAATCAAGTCGTTTTCTATCATATACATAACTTTAGATCTAATGGTTGTTTCAGTACAATTTAAAATAAAGCTTAAATCTGACATTGTTACAAGTTCATTATTAAGGCTTCTTAGATACACATAACGTCCTATTATGCCAACTACATTATCTATAACTACATTGTTAAGTTGTTCGTGTGCGTGTCTATCTAGCTCTAACCTTAACTGCAACTCGTTTAAAAAATTATCAAAATTTTGTTTTCTATTCATTGTTTAGATCTCCTAATCGCATTTCTATATTTCTAACAGTGGTTGCGTGCCATTTGCCACCCCTACTAGTCTGTATACCTCTCTTATTTAATCTTGTAGCAATATCATCATAAGAAGCAAAACCAAGCCCTCTTAGATCTTTTATGTGCTTATGTATAGATATAGCGAATTCGTCTGCTTTAGCTTTTATAGTTTGAACGCCTTTTCTGTTTCCAGGCTTCCAGTCAGGAGCCCCCAACTTAACGCCCTCTCTTTTCAGCTTAGCAAGTTTTCTTTTTGTTGAGATAGATATATCTTTTCTCATTTCCTCAGAGATCATAGATAACAAATGCAAGTCAACCTCTTGCGTGCCCTTAAGGTCGCAAGCATAAGTCTTAACATCAACCTCTAGCATCATGTCTAAAAAGACCACGTTATAAGCCAAGTTACCCATAATAGGTATGACTAAACTTGCGTGTTCCCTTTTGCACTTCGCTAAGGCTCTATATAACTCAGGTTTGTAATATCGCCTTTTTTTATTTACTTCGTGAAAGCTTCCGATAATTTTATACATTCCGCCCCAAAAAGTTTTATTCAAAGCCTCTTCCTGGCGTTCTATTTCTTTGCCGTGGTAATAAGCCACAAACTTACCTGTTGGCCTTTTCTTATTTGTCAATATTTCTTATACATCCCATAAACATACCCTCCGTTTTAGTTTATATATAAGAATATATAAAATTGTAACAGTTAGGTCAAGTTTAAGAGTCGTTATTAATTCTGAAGTATTCGCGAATTACATATTTTCTTACAAAGGATATTAGAGTAAATACCAAGGTTTGTATAAATGCAGTTGTAGTTACTGAGAAACTTAAAAAGGTTGTTATAGATAGGACTACAAGGCCTACAGGGAATGAAAGCATAAATCCTATACCAACATCTGATAAAGCCTCTTCTAGTGATTTAGCATTAATTTTATATGTTACTTTTCTAGCCATTTGTATTCTATATGTTTTATATTACTTTATATATAAACTAATTGGAGTTCAATAAAAGTAACATGGAGACAGTCAAACGAGGTAAATTATGTGCCGTTTGGATCCGCGAAGACATACACAACAAGTTAATTAATAAGTCTGAAAATAAAGGCGTACACCTTTACAGATTAGCTGAAAAATATATTGAGAAAGGTTTGAAGGATGACAAGAACGATTAACCTCCCCTCCTCTTTGTATGACAATCCTTGTATAGGTGAATGCCGAGCAACGATGGGAGCCCTTGATGTCAACAATAGATGTCATTGCGGTAGATCTGAAATGGTTATAAGAGATTGGAATAAATTGTCTCGGCCAAGAAAAGCACAAATTGTTATGGGTGCCTGGAACAGCAAAGGCAGATATATGCCAAGACAAAAACTAGAATTTTTACAAGATAAAACAGGTCGTGACTTTTATGAGTTGCGAAGTGCCTGGTTAAAGTTTCGAGGCCTTAATGAATAAGGCCGAAGAAAGAGAAGTTGCAACGGAATACTTAACGAACAACGTGTTTGTTTCGTTTTGTAGGTTTATGCACGCTGAATGTTTGCATGAACGTAGCCTTAACAATGACTCAAGGAGCTTAGAGTTTTACCAATATTATATGGACAACTTTGAGTATTTATTAAATGAATATAAAAACAATGTGAGGAAAGAAAGATGAGTTTTAAAGATGTAGATGACGCACCTAAGGGAGATCCAATGTATCTCAGACACGATAACAAAGAAGGAACCGGCTTTATGTGTGGCAAAAAAGAAGTCGAGGTTGATTACAGTGACATTAACTTTGTAGCTGATTTTCCAGTGGCCAAAATAGGTTGGGGAAAGTTTGCCGGGGGCACTTATTACAAAGAATGGCAAGAAGATATTAAAACGCCACACCCGGAAGAAAGCAGATTAAAAGCGGAAGGATATAAAAGAGCTTTTTCTTTATATCTATACAGCACTGATAAAGGCTTGAAGTTATGGGAAAGAGACTCGGCAATGGAATGGTCGGGCTTTTTGGCAATTGCTAAGGCCTGGGAAAGCGATGCAAGTAATAGAGGAGACAAAATACCTGTTATTGGTTACGAAGGAGCTGAGGGCGTTGAGACTGCCAATGGTAAGTATTACAAGCCTGTCTTTAAGATAAAAGACTGGGTTGATAGACCAACAGATTTTGTCATTCCTGATTTAAACACAACGGCTACACCGGACGACAGTGACAGTGTGTTTGATGAGGATTCAATACCGTTTTAACAGTTTGGGGCGTTGGGAGATAGCGAATATTCATATATTAAAACCTCCCGTTAGTTATTTCTTAACGCCCCTTTTACAAGGATAAATATGAAATCAGTTATTAACGAGGACTGGGGTAACTTACTGCTCCAAGAGGTTAAAAGACTAAAGGGAGAACCAAAAAGCCAGGCGGGTAATTCATATCGTTGGGGTACCAACAAAGGGTTTTCGGTCGATTCCGAAAAAGGATTATGGCAAGACTTTTCAACAGGTGACGGCGGTTGTTATAAAGATTTTTTAAAGATCTACAAAGACACAACTATTAGTCAATATCATTACGGAAACAACACTTTAAAAGTTAGATACCAAAACGGTAACGGCAAAGACTTTCGGTTTTTTAAAAAGGATGATGCAGGAAAGCTGACATTTGGCCAGGGCGATACAATGTTAATGCCATACAACTTTGACAAGGTTAATGAACGCCAAGAGGTCATAATTTGTGAGGGTGAGAAAACAGTTGATGCAATGCAACCTCTATGCTCCGTGCCCGTCTTAACGGGTGGAGGAGCTAAGGATATTAAGAACAGAGATTGGAAGTGTATTTATGGCCGACAGGTTATGTTGTGTCGTGACAACGATGCTCCTGGGCTTGAATGGGAAAAGGATCTTTGCGAGCTGTTAACTTATGAATACAATTGCGTTGTTTTGCTTGCAGAGATTCCAGGTAATTGGGGTGAGAAAGATGACTTTGCTGACTGGCGACATGAATACCAGGAACAGGATGCTTTTTATAACTGGTGTTTGCATAACAATAAGCCAATGTCCCCTCCTTTGGAATTTGCGACGTTTGATAAAATAAACACCACCCAATATAAAGAGCCTGAATGGTTGATTGAAAACTTTTTATCAGACGGAGACCAGGCTATCTTTTATGCAAAAGCCGGACACGGTAAGTCTTTATTCACCGGTGCTCTAATATCTAATCTATGTAGCGGTCATAACTTTGCAGGATTCAACGTTCCTAAGTCTAAAAAGTGTTTGTTAGTCGATGGTGAAATGTCATTACCTGAACTGCAAAAACGTTACAGGGGTTATTTTAAGACCATTAAGGATCCCCGGATGGATAACTTAATATTGATGTCGGTCTTTTTTGAAGACAATCCTGTAAGTAATCTAAGCCTTCCTGAGAACAGGCAAAAGCTAATCAAGGCCATTATGTACCATAAGCCCGAAGTTGTTGTCCTGGATAATTACTTCACGTTGTGGTCGCCTTCAGATCATAACAACGCTGAATGTTGGCAAGATGAAGTCATGGATCTTCTGTTGTTCTTACGAAAACGAGGTATTGCAGTCATTGTTATAGATCATTCAAATAAGGGTCAATCACTGTTTGGATCTTCTGTAAAAGTAGTAACAATGGATCTTGTTTTAAGGGGCGAACAATCAGAAAAAGAAGAGGACTTATATACCTGGCACTTTGAAAAAGCTAGGAAGCTTAACAGCGAGAATAGAAATAGTTTTGAGCTTAGGTTAAACGATACAGAGGGTTTATCGTTTTCAAGGAATGAAAAGATAAAGCCAACATATAGATTGCGAGAATTGTTTGACCAGGATATGTCTATCAGAGAAGCCGAGACAACAATGAAAGACGAGTATCCATATGAAAAAGGTTTTAGCAAAAGTAGTGTTGAAAGGTTTTTTAATCAATGGACAAAGGAAGAAAAGAAAGATGTTTATTTTTAGGAGTACCAAGTGTCCCAATTCCCCCCTTTTAGTTAGGGGGAATATGGGACAGCAATACATGTTGGGACACCAAGTTTTAGATCTCTTGAAACCATTGCTTTTAAAGGAAAACATCTGTCCCAAAGTTTGGGACACCTTGGGACAGCAAAACAGCCTGGGACAGTATTTTGATGATTTGGGACAGCTATGAGAGATGAATACATAAAACATCTTATAGAAATCAAAGATGAGATCGAAAGAACCTGGGGATTAAAAAGACTTCTTACCCTGGTGTCTGATAACTTAAGAGATAAGTTTGTGAAAGCCGAAGACACATTTGCTAGAAACAGAAGCAAGGTTGACGGAGTAACATCAAGAAAACTTTATGAGTCCATGATTAGAGGATATCTTGCTTTAATACAGGAAGCTGAAGACTTAGGTTTTGAACCCGTAGAACCTGAAACCTGGATTATAAAACACCCTAACAATAAAGAATCTATTGTCATTGTTAGAGATCCGGACTTGGCAAGCAGAGTCCATCATAAATATAAAAAAGAAGCACAAACAAAAGTTATACACATCAACAATTTGCTGAGTTGTGTTGATTGGTCTTTGGTAGATTTTACCCTGGATCTTTCAAAGACAGTCGGTGACGTAACCATAAAGGAGGTCAAGTTTCACTAATGCCAATTAAATTTAAAAAATCAACAAAAACATTTAACAGACAGACAGGCAAAACATCTGTTGAAAATTACTACATGAGATCAACGCCATTAGCGGATCTGTATAAATATATTAAAGATCCAAACGGAACGCCCAAGATAAAACAAAAGGTCAGAAACGAAATTGCCAGGAGGTTTAAGGGGGATGCTTGATTGGTTGCTAAGTTTTATAGACAGACAAATAGAGAAATCTTTAAACAGAAATGAGGCCAGGATGTTTAAAAAAGCTAAAAAAGAACAAAAACAGAAGAAATGGACACACTGAGATCGCGTCTATTGATTTTTGCTGACC